CCGGCTTGTGCCTTGTAGTTATCTAAATGCTGAAGCATATCTGCACTATCGCAAGGTGCTACGGCATTAGGAACGTCGTCAAAGCAGTGGGAGAAGGAAGTTACCTTACGCTTCATACGCTCAGAGTCGCCCATCCAAGAAAAATGCCAACCAGCGTCGCAATCACCAACGACAAGATCGTTGGGGTTCATTCGAATCTGGGAAGGAGTCATTTCTAGATGCTCATGAAGCACGATGGTGCCACAAGTCCAGTTATCTGGGGCTTTTGTACCATCTCCTTTCGGATCACGAACACGTAGATCACCTCGCCCATAGAACATGGGCATCGACAAGCGAACGCAACGCTTGGGATCCGCTTTTGCGAGGTCCACGGCCTGCAGAAGAGACTCCGGACGAGGGATTTCGTCTACATCACTAAAGAAAAAGACGGAATCTGGGGGACACATGCGCATCCCGACGCCAAGAGCATCTCGCTGAGCATATTCACGAGCCCAAGGATTCGCGATCTCCTCCTTAGAAGGAAGTTCTACGTGGAGAACCTGGATATTCTCGTCGGAAATCCCTAATTCCTTCAGCGTTTCAACGCACGTAAAGGGTTTAGGATCACCTTTAAACGTTCTGTTACCATCTGTAATAATAAAACCATCTACAATATCTTTTAAAATGTTGATTCGAAGCTCTAGAAGCTCTTTTTCATCAAAGTATAAAAAGCAGTCAAAAAGCATGTGGTGATAAAAAGGCTGTCAGCATACTAAGCCTTTACTGCAGGGTTTCTACCCCCTCCCGCACGAATAATCAGAGGGGTTTCCGTAGCTGTTTTGCGAGCACGAGCTTCCTCCAGTAAATCTTCTTTTGTGCTCTCTACATCATAAGGAGTAAATGAGGGCTCAGAAGCAGTGTTGAGCGTAGGTGGGACCACTCCACGGAATGTGCTTTCATCCATCCGGGAAAAATCCGAGATTTTTCCAATCCCAGATTGATCCTTTTCCGTTTCCGAGAGCGCTTCACCCTCTTCCGTGTTAAAACGACGAGCTAAAGAGCGAGCAAGACTAGATGAAGGATCGAAACTAGCCATTATTTTTGCTCCTTTTTAGGTATTCAGAAGCCTTACGGCGAGCACGTTGAGCTTTTTCCGTATTGGGAACGCGAGTATTTACAGGTTTGTCCCCTTTAGTTGCCTCTTTCTTAGCGTCATCAGTCGCTTTCCGTTCTTCAGGGGATAAGGACGCCCACGCTCGACGTGGTAAATACCTTTCGGTACGTCCTTTTTCGCGAGCGAGGTCAGCCAATGGTAATATCTTCGGGAGTAATACCGCGTAAGATTGTGGCCTGACGCAGAAGGTTGCTCTTCATAGGGTCAGCGAGAGCCGTCAGGATGTCGTACTGACGGGACTTACCTAACTCACTATAAATATCTTTGTATTCAGGCAGATTAGACCCGAAGCCAGACTTGGATGAAAGGTACCCCGTTAACCCGGAGATAAGATCTTCAGCGTTCATGGGTTTTAGTCCTTGTTTTTTTCGTACTCTTCACGCGTTTGCCAGTCTTCCTTGCCCCAACGTGAGAGACGGTTAGAGGAAGATTTCTTACCCGCGTAAGTTCCTCCCATATCTTTATAGTACTTAGTCGCGAGCTGCATCGCTCGGGCACTGTGGCCACCGAGTTTTGCGCGGGCTTTAGCTTTTGCCCGTGCCCACTTCTCGGGGTCTCTTTTTTTAGCGATTTCAGACATCAGTAGAGAGCAATAATGCCTGCGACGGTGGATGACCCGCTAACCATTGTCATAGAGACCGGATAAATCTGATCTCCTGCTATGTTTTCGACAACGATTACCTGCCCCCTCATATCTGCTAACTCCCCTACAACGATCCCAGGATCTTTGTTTGGTTTAGCTGGAATATAAATTGCCCGGCAAGCGGGGAAGTTTTTAGTACCACTTGCGGGGTTAATAAAATACCCACTGGTGTAGGGAAGTGCGCCAGTTTGCGCGTAAACGGAACCAAACGCTCTAACGTCCATATCAATCGAGGGTTTCTATTAGTTTACTCAGATATTCGGCAGCTTTTTCGAGATCTTGCTTTCCATTTTTGTCTTCCCACCGCCACAGATACTTATAGATACAACACTCTAGATAACCTTGAAATTTTGATTTGCCTACGGAAGCTAACTGCGCATCATAGCACTGTAAACCATTCTTTTCATAATAATTAGGTCGAATGGGATCAGGCTCACCCAGGGTTAAACCAGTAGATTGTTCCGCCATGCTGTACTAAGAAATTCCTCAGTCGATACGCGTCAGATCGGTGAAGAGTCTGACAATAATTTTTTCCGGACAGAATATAGCACACGTGCACATATTCAGCACCACGTGCGGCCATGACGGATTAAAGGATGAGCATCTCCTTTAAGTCTAAAAGATTTCCATGTTGTTTCTTTAAATTCTTGGAGTATTTATTGTCATCATGTTTAATCAAACCATAAGGAAGAATCTCATAAACTCCGTTTTTCCTATGGACAGGAACACAACGACGATGTTCATAACCACTAGGGAGTCGCTCAAAAGCGAGTCCCATTGAGCTTCTATCTGCAATAGGCCAGTTACGAATTCCCGTTTTCGGATAGCTTCGTTCTGGATGGCAGCTGTCTGATCGAATATAGATCTCAGCATCCACTTGATCCAGAATCATCCCGCAGTAATAAGGACTTCCGAGTTGGACGAAGAAGTCAATCTCATGATCCACCACGAGGATTTTGGGGACTTTAAATCCATAGTGATGCCAAACGTTCGGGGTTTCCTTCGTTAGAGACCATTGATTGTAATTACCGATTAAAACACGCTTATTGTCATACTCTTCATAAAGCCCAAAACCTGGCTCTAATCCATACTTACTTAAAACTGGTTTCCACTTACGATAATAATTAAAGTTTTCGCTAGTTATATAGATATCATTTTCCTGGTAAATATAAAAATCTGCGGCGCGGTTAAGAACCGCCGCCATCAAATCGTGCTTATGTGCCCAAGTTAGATACCAATTTTTGTACTCCGGAGACGCGACTTTTACGTTTATTTCTAACGTATCGAACTGCTCGAAGAGCGATTCCAGCGTGGAAACGTCCTCTTGAGCTTCGTAGTTAACATAAATATTAACAGAGACTTCGTGAAAAAATCGAGAATATTCGGTTAAGACATTAATAAGAGGATCAATCCGTCGCAGCGGGTCATGCGCGGTTATAGCAACCCAAATCTTTTTAGACATGATAAAGCTCGGACGAGCCGAGAGACCTTTTGCACTCTAGTGCCGCCACAGTGTCAGAAATATTCTTCTCAATATTCGATAGTAAACTCCCCGCGTCGTTGCAGGAACTGAATAAGCCAAGTGTATGCGTCTAACAAATCATCGTGCGCTGTAGAGCCAACGTTGATCAGCTGCTCAAATAATGCGTCAAACTTCCTGTACTTATTAAAGATAATCTTCTTGTTCTCCAGCAGACCCAGCGTCCCCCTAAAACGAGCAACCTTATCCCCCCTGAAACCTTTGACCTCGTGGATATGGAGGTTCCCAAGTTCGCGCTCATTCACCAAGACCCGTCGAAGATCCGCCGCTAGCGATGCTTGGTATGCAACAGATTCCACCACGAGGGTCACAGTCGAATACGTCGGCAGAAACTGATTATCGTGCTGCGTTAGAATCCCCCACTCCAGCAACATATCGCACAACATATCGATCTTTTCCAAGTTGCCAATCGAGCGACACTGATGTGAATCGATGATGTAGTACTTGTCCTTTAAGCGCCCACCCAAAACGAACGCGGTGTAGTCGCTCGTTTCGTTCTTACTAGCCGATAAGTCGATGCCCACGGCGAGCGTATCGAACTCAGTAACGACTTCACCCTTAATAAGGAGATCTGGCGACACAACCAGATCAGATGTCATAACAGGTTGCTGCTGGTACTGGAACGCGAACGCAACCGGATCCAGCTCTTTCTGTTGAAGCAAATACTCTGTCGACCACTGCTCTGGCCAATAGCTGACCGGATTGCCGTGAGAGTCGTACGTAATAGCTTCTTGCGTTACTTGCTTCCACCCCTTTTCCGGCACGAACATCGTCTTATGAATGTCCAGCGGGTGGAATCGAGTACCCAGACAGATGGATCGACCACCTTCGAAGATAATCGGCGCGATAACCGAGGACCAGTTATTGTTCATCTCATCCCTAATAGCGGGATTTCGAATATCCGCACTCGACTTAATAGGGTCATCCACAATCACGAGGTGCGCACGTTTCGACGTAATCGAACCTCGCAGACCTGCAGCACGTAGGGTGAATTCCTCATCGCCCACGCGGGGAATGCCCGCAAAATCGAAGTCGATAGACCAACCAATATCAGACTGCATACCCGCCCGCAACCGCACCCGTGGGAACACCTTGCGGAATTCCGACGAATCGATGATTTGACGGATAATGCGACTCTTAGGTATAGCGGTCGCGATGTTGTACGAAACGTAAATAATCTGTAGGGGTAACCTAGCCGTCGTGTGGCGCCCAATGATCCATGCGGTAAACATGTTGAGCGCCGTGGACTTAGCGCTACCCCGAGGAGCCAGAATATCAAGGTTTGGCCCAGCGATATCTAATAGGTATTTATTTGACTCCCCCGTGATCAAGTGCCGATGCCACTCCAGCATGTGTTTAGCTGGAGGCTTATCTAGCAGTGTACAAAATGTGTGAAAATCGTCTGCTGCCTTGCTGTATATAGTATTAACGTTGGTATCGTTCTCCTCAGACGCCTTAAGTGCACGCAATTGAGCAGCACGCCTATACGCAAATGTTTCCCGACTCGGCATGTCAGTAAGTTGACAGTGCAGTTATATTACTAGCAATCAACTCTAATCGCACGGATGGCAAAAATTCTCTGGTATGGAGATGCCTGCTGTAACACAGGATTCGCTAGAGTTACACATAGTATCTTAGACCATCTCTCCAAAGAGCACGAAGTTACCGTTATTGGTATCAACGCTACAGGAGATCCGCACGATTACCCATTTAAGGTCTACCCTGCCTCCACGATCCACTGCGGAGATCGGTTCGGTATCCCCCGAATCCCCGAGATTATCGAGAAAGTAAAACCCGACGTTTTTATCTGTCTGCAGGACATTTGGATCTGCAACCAAGTCTGGGAGCGCTGCCAGTTCCTAAAGGCAACGCACAAATTTAAATTTATTGCGTACTTCCCAATCGACAGCGAAGGGTACTACCCCGACATGCTTCGGAATATCCCTCACTGGGATATGGCAATCACCTTCACCGTCAACTGCGCAAACCGAATCCTTGAGCACGGGATTCAAGCCACACGGTTGGGCGTTCTTCCGCACGGCGTAGACACGTCGAAGTTTGCGCCGATGCCTCGTGATGAAGCTCGCGAAAAACTTGGACTTCCTAAAGATAAGTTCATCGTTCTAAACGCCAACCGTAATCAACCTCGCAAACGGATCGATTTGACGATCCAAGCTTTTGCGAAATTTGCTGTCGATAAACCCGACACCATGTTGTACCTCCACATGGGGGTTAAAGATATGGGCTGGGATGTCCTGCCGCTCTTCAAACGCGAGATGCAACGGCATGGTCTCGACGACACTCAACGTTTAGCACTGACATCTAATAACATTAACTACACAGATGCCCCTCCAGACGAACTACTAAATCTGGTCTACAACGCTTGCGACGTGGGCATTAACACGGCAGATGGTGAAGGCTGGGGTCTCGTTTCTTTTGAACACGCGAGCTGCCGTAAACCGCAGGTTGTTCCTGACCACACGGCGTGCGCAGACATTTGGAACGAAGCCGCACTTCTAACTGATATCGCTGTCTGGGTGACCGACAAAGATCTGGGCGTCGTACGCGGTTTGGTTGACATCGATAACACAGTCAAAAACCTCAACGACTTGTACAACGACAAGGATCTCTACGAAGAGATTGCAGGGTGCTGCTATGCCGTGACCCAACGACCCGAGTACCGCTGGGAAAATGTGTCCGCCGGTTTTAGTCAAGCTGTCAAAGACCTCCTGAAGTGATCCGATGCAAGTAACTAACCGCTTTTACCACGCGTACTCTGACGTGGTGTTCCCTGTAAAAACTCCTCAGGAGGATATACCAGACGTATATACACAAGCTGAAAAACTTGGCGGCAAATTCACTCGGATTTTGCATGGACTTCCTACAGGATCTGTAGCTAACTTCAGTCCTTCTATCGTCAAGCACAAAGACAAAACCTACATCGCGTGGCGATCACAGCCAGAGCCATTCGGCTTTCGATACGACAACAATTACTTTTATCTAAATAACACACCGACAAATATCCAGATCGGTCTTCTTCATGACGACAAAACGATCTTGGGGACTAAGCCACTTAGGCCAAACAAACATCGATTGAGCTACGAAGATCCTCGCTTATTCGTAGGTCCGGACAGCGAACTCTACGTTCAGTTTGTTGGCTCTACGTACGCAAGTCAGTACAACAAAGGGGGCGCAAAACTCTTCGACGTTCCTAAGATTGTTGTTTGCCACGTCGATGAGAAGGGTGATGCAGTAAGCGCTGCTATCCCGCCTATCGGCAAAAACCTAGAGAAGAAAGAAGCTGAGAAAAACTGGTGCTTCTTTACGCACAAAGACGAACTTCGCTGTCTGTATTCGACAAGGCCCCTGGTCTTTGAATGCGAGAAGAGCGAAAAGATCACAATCGATACGAGTGCTTTAGATGAAGTAACATTTGGCACCCCAACGTTTAACTCACTAGCACCTATTGATCTGGGGTATGCCTACCTAATCTTCTACCATTGGAAGCATATGGTGTCTACACCGCAGGGCTTTACGTACCTGCAGTATCACCTTAGTGCTTACATGATTGATAAGAAGTTTACGAAGGTAACCCACGTGATCAAGAGGCCCTTGTTCTCAGGGTCCCTGAACGATCGCCTTATTCACTGGACAGATTACGCCGGTAATCCCGTATCTAACCAGCCTGCAGTGCTTCTCCCCTTCGGGGCTTACATAGAAAACACTGAGTTGGTTATGAGTTTGGGTGTTAACGATGCGTTTATGGGTATCTTCCGCTGCCCGCTCGAATCGATCATGCGCTTGCTTGAACCGATGAGCGCCTGATCAGGCTTTCTCTTCGCGCTCGATGGTGCTCCACACCAGAATCGAAGCTTCTTCAATGAAGTTTTGAAGCGTAGGCTGACCGTCCAGAGTTTGAATTAACTCACGGATACAACGGTCAGCCCCCGCCAAGAGCAACCCGCGCCGATCTAGACCATCGGTAATGGATCGAACTGCCTGGATGTGAGAGCGTAACTCTTTCTGCAAGGCGGAAATTTTTGTCGCCGCCGTGGCATGATCTAGCATACCCGTCTGGGTCATATCCCTAACGTTTTTAATATCGTCATGAAGCCCGTCGATCTCAATTAAAAGAAGACGACGAAGATCGTTCTTGGGATACTTCTCTTGGATCCACGCGGTGAGATCAGAGATGCTTCCTTGGTAACCCGGAGTTAAAAACCGAGCATACAAGTAAGCTTCGATATCACTCGTGGAGTTCTTTGCGTAATGGACAAAAGCGTCCTTTTGTGACTTATCTAAAGAACCCAGCCAACTAGCGACTGTAGTTGAATCCCCAATTTGAGACTTGATCACGCAAAAGCTCCAACCCCGGCCATAGCCATTCCAGCACCATACTGACGTGCTGCCATCTCCTGGGCAAAACGCTGACGAGCCAGAGCAGACTGACTTTCGTAGCTTTGTTGTGACAGAGCAAGTTCCCCGCCAACTTTTTCACGCTGGAGAACTCGTCTGCCTTCTGTTTCTTGCTGAGTCAATGCAAGTTTACCGCGAGTAAGCTGTTCATCAGCGGCAAGTTGTCCGCCGAATTGCTCTCGCTGAAGCTTACTTTCTCCGCCGATTTTGCTGCGTTGCAACGCCAACTCGTTAAACGTATTTTGTTGCGCTTTACGAATATCTAAGTTTGAACTTGCGATACTCTGAGCCAATAGGTTACGGTTGGCTGCAGCATCTTGGTTCATCTTTGCGGACATCTCTACAGCGGGAGTCAACAGAGATGTCTCACCCTGTAGAACGCGATCTTGGATCTGACTCTGCGTGGCCGCGTAAGCCTTCGTAAGATCAGCTGCGGTCTGCGCTCCTAAGAGCTGCATCGCGAGGTTTGACTTCTGTTGAAGTCCTAAATTTGCAATGGTCTCCGAAGCATACTGAGCAGGAATTGCAGCAGCAAGATTCGCAGAAAGCTGATCTTTTTGGGCAGCTATTTTGAATCGATCGTAAGCGGACTGACCGAGGATTTTACTGAGAATCGTTTCAGTGCCACCGTATAAACCTGTTGCGGCAGCAAGCTCCTGAGCAGCGGCAGTGAGTCGAGTATTACCAGGAGCGAGTTGGGCAGTGTATAGGGCGGCCATGCCAGGATCCAACCCCATCTGTTGCGGCGCACTGGGAGCACGGGTTGCGCCGATTAAAGAGCCAACTCCGCCAGCAAGAGTTCCCGCAGCACCAATAGCTCCTAAAATGGGGAATGCCATGACTTATTTCGGGTTAAAAGTCTGAAAAGGAGCCATAGTGGCTTGGTACTGCTGACCTAATGCGGTCATTGTATTTGCATTAGGAGTTACAGCTGCCCACGCTGTGGAAGCGAGAGCACCCATAGCGCGAGAGTTAGCTTCAATCTGAGCGGCTTGGACATCCCGCCAGACACGCATTTTCTCCAAAGCCTCTTGCCGACGAGTGTTTGCAAGAGTCTGCCGATAAGCAAGAGCGCTTGTCAGCAGAGACCGCCGAATAAACTGCTCAGTTTCCTGCTCCCGAAGCTGTTGCTGAAACTCAGGGCTCAGGTACTTATCTAAACGACTCAGGATATCCTGCGGCGTCTGATCTTCTTTCTGCGGGATTTTTTCGGTGCCTGCTGGTTCAGGCAAGACAGGGGGAGGAGGCGGCGTAGAGTCTTGAGGAGAAGTTGGAGTTTGCTCCCAATCTGTGTCACCACGGCTGCTCCTTGACTCCCCGCCTGCAGCAGCCCGAGCGCGTTGCTGATCTTCGAGCTGCGTCCGGACGGACTTAGGGAACGCACCAAAGATTTTCCTGTAAGACTCAGGGCTTTGATATCCATAACGCTCTCCAGCGTAGTATTTTTTCTGTCCGCCGACCTCTTCCTCTTCGCCCACGATGGGGGCATAACCGGGAATAAGGTTAGTGGCAGCAGTGTGAGCGATAGCACCGAGCGGATTAATCGCCGCAGCTACCTGCCCAAGAACCGGAACGGAATAAAGAGCTCGACCAGCTTCGTATAAAGGGTTAGCCATGTTTGTTTCTCCTCAGACTGGTTTAGCTAACTCAGAAATGGCTGAGTTGTTCTCAAAACGTTCTCGGGCAAGAACGTTCTGGAGAGCAGATTCCATAATCCCCTGAGCTGCAGTGTAGCCAGACTCAACACGTTGGCGCTGAATATCACCAAGGGATTTAACCTGCTGTTGACGAACAGCGGATTGAGCCTGAAGAGCATTCGACAGATAATCGAATTGCTTCTCAGCCATGATCTCCCGAATCCGACGATTGGAGAGACTTTCAGCTTGCTTCTCGCTCAGTTGTGCTTGAAACGTTGCAAAGGATTGGGGATCAACCGGCTCCTCAGCAATAGGTCCAAGACCGAACCGCTCAGAGATTGCGTTTAACGCCCGAACCCGTGGGATAACACTTTCGTAGTACTGCTGGTAGGACAGACCTAACTCGGGACTAAAGAAGTACTTGCTAGCTCCGGAAGGAACACCCGTAGGATACTGGGTGGGCTGAGTACCGCCGAGCAGGCCACCCGCGATCTTCTCTGCAGCAACCTCAAGTCCAAGTGCACCAGCTAACTTAGCTCCACCGCCGAGGGCAGATCCGAGTAACCCCCCTCCACCAGCAGCAGTTGCAGCAACGGCAGGAGCAGCGGCGGCAGCAGCGACAGGAGCAGCAACGGTAGCGGCAGTAGCAGCAGCACCGAGCCCCGTCGTAGTAATAACGCCCGCGTCAACTAAACCCTGAAAAACCTGAGGATTATTTAAAACGGCACTAACCTTTGCGGTGTCTCCGCCAAAGGCATTTAACAGGTCAGAGTAGACCTTACTTAAATTACTAACCCCAGCAACACCTCTAATCGCCATTAGCTTCTAGCCGGGTTGTCAAAAGAAGTGCCGGATAACGGCTTCTTGTTGTATCTTACATCATCTAATTCATCCTTAGGAATTATCCCACGCTCGGCTTGATCCTTGGAAGGATGCGTAGCGGTCTGAGGAAAATTAGATTCCAGATACATCGACAAAAATGTAGTCGGATCTATTTCCGGAGCGTCTTTACGAACGTCACGTTCGCGGAGTTGTTGTTCGCGGTGCATCATGGATCAACCGAGCTCCTGATACTGAACAGAGGCAGGAATCTGAGAAGTCGAAGGAGCATTCAGAACAGAATACTGACCGCCGTAGTTAGGAAGGTCGTACTCAAGAGGACGCTGTTGACTAAGGAACTCACCGGATTCCAAGCTCTGAATACCCATATTCTGTAAGAACTGAATAAAAGCACTCATTAAATAGTCGTCACCAATAACAAGTGCGAGCAGATCCTCAAGCTCAGCACCATCATCAGCGGATACCACGCCAGCACGTAAACGATGCTCTAACTGATTGCGTGCTTCCGGTTGGCTAACCTTAGGTTGAGCGTTAAGCGAACGTGTAGCATTTGTATACATGCCATCAGCTTCATGCCCCGGCATGGGAGGAGCAGCCCGGTGGAAGTTCCGCAGAACGGAAGCAACCATAGGAGCCGCAACAGCTTTCTCTGCAGAAGTTACAGGAACAGGTAACCCCAGAACGCGGGCTGCAAATTCATAATCCTGGGGAGAAAACACCGGAACACACCGCTACTGATGTCTCTAGTTTAGGCGTAATTTGCAGAATATCGCCCGGTTGGATATCTAGCGAAATACAGATACGCTCAAGAACATCAGGAGAAGGTATATATTCTGAGTCGTAGTAAATCTTCCGTGTCGTCGTGGGGGACAACTCAGTCACACGACTAAGCATGAAAGAGGACATCCCACGTGCGTCCAGAATGTGCTTCAGCTTATTAACAAGCCGACGACAGGAAGTGTAAGAAGAGTAGAAGGGCATAGACCTGTCTGAGCACACCGGTAATTTTTACAGTTTAGCCTTAGCTAAATGAAACACTTATAGACTCTCAGATATTTAAATATTTAAAATCCGAGGTTCTTCATCCTCACAAAGTGAAGATCGTACGTTGTGTAGTTAAGGGGGATATTAGAATTGTTAAACGGATGTTTGTAAACTTCTCCCTCCACGTGGGACTGCCAAGCAGGATTCCACTTAGCGTGCAGGTATTGTTTGTTTAGTTCGTGAGCAATATGAATCGAATGAGCAAGCTCCGGTTCACTTCGCCAAGTCTGGCTTCCATCAGCATAATCTCCACTTGTCTCCCCGTGAAAATAAGGAATTCCTACAGATAGTTGTCGTTTTAAATCAGTGTGCTTAAAACGCATCCCAAAGTCTAAATCTTCACAATATGCAGGGTATAAGTTCTCATCGAATAAACCATATTTTTGAACGACCCAATCTTTTATTAAAAAGAAATCCCAGCTACCATTTTCTCCATGGACAATACCTGTTTCTGCATCATCAGCGTGCTCCACAGTTTTTTTTAAAAAACCTGGGGTAAACATAATGTCATGATTGACAATAACCCAGTAAGGACTATTCATAAAACACTTGATTATTAAATTCCAATATCCACTGCAACCAATGTTGGCGGGTAGATGGCAAATTTTTACGTTTCTAACGTACTTATGGGGAGCCTTTTTTAGAAGGTCCAACTCATCCGAGATCTGTCCACGTCCGTTGTTATTAAATACTACAAAAGTATCTACAGGATAATCTATGCTGTAGAATAATCTAAAAACCCAATGGGGTGCGTTAACAACTCCTGTACCTATAACGGGAATCACGTGTGCTAAATTGAAGTAGCAATATACTACCATAGGTATGGGAAAAAACCCGAAGTATGTGAATGCGTTCGACTACTTTTTACAGAAAGTTGATATAGGTTCTCCTGACGCGTGTTGGGTTTGGCTTGGGAGTACAAGAGACGCGGGCCACGGTTCGTGGGCCTACAAGGGTTACCAAGAAGGTACAAGAGTAGCAAGTAGAGAAGTGTTTAAGTTGTTTAAAGAAGATCCGGGTGAACTATACGTATGTCATTCCTGCGGAAACCCTAGATGCTGCAACCCAAAACATCTTTATGCAGGGACACCAAAACAAAACCAAGAAGATAGACTAAAACACGGCACGGATAATAGGGGTAGCAAATGTAAAGCAGCAAAACTAAAGGAAGAAGAGGTAGTAGAAATAAAACAATTAATTAAAAATAAAGTAAAGTTAAAAGAAATAGCTCGGATATATAAGATATCAGAAAGTACTATAAAAGCCATTAAGCAAAATAGAAATTGGGCACATATAACCGACAAAAGCTGGTAGCATAGTAGCACTCAAAATTTGGACATGGGAACGTTTCTCTGGGGACCTCAGTCGCGCACAATCCTCCCCATCCCGTCCGAATCCTTCCTGATGCACGATGACGCGTCCGGAAGGTGCCAAATGTTCCAAGTTGGTATCCCCGAAGAGCCCATTATTAAGTGGGCAATCGAGCGATTTGGCGATAAAACCAAAAAAATGATCGATTGCGGCGCTCACATGGGGGCGTACTCCACGCTGCTAGCGCCTTATTTTGAAGAAATTCATGCTTTTGAAGCCCAGCGTCGTACGTTTTACCAACTTTGTGGAAATATTTTTATAAACGAAATTAAAAATATCGTGCCGCACAACAAAGCGGTGACGAACATGGTCGAAGCGAACCAAACAATGACCCTCCACGTGGTCTCGGAAGACGGTGGAGGATCGACTTTACGAGTTCCTCAAAGAGATCAACAGGTCTTAGCGCACGAAAAAGTCAAAACAACAACGATTGACCGCTACCACTTAAACAATGTGGGACTCATAAAAATGGATATCGAGGGTAACGAACTAAAAGCACTTCACGGCGCCCACAACACACTCGAACGAAGCAACTTCCCTCCCATTATTTTCGAAGCAAACGAAGATGAGTGGTTCAAAGAAGAAAAGAATCGCCTTTTCAAACATTTAACTAACTTAAATTACCAGATCGCGGAGCTCCGTCCGTTCGCAAACATGTTCGTAGCTACGAATGAGAAGTATCTAAAAGAGTGAGCTCAACGCCCGCCTCAACGAACATGGTTTGAGCCGTGGTGAAACTCGCCTGCCATCGGTCAGGGATTGGAAAATCTGGAGCCACGACGCGCTTGACGCCCGCTTGGATTAACGACGTGCAGCAAGAGCTGCAAGGCATAAAAGGCCAAACGTAAACAGTCGATTTATCCAAGCTGATCCCGTTTCGAGCAGCCTGCGCAACGATATTCATCTCAGCATGGACTGTGCGCAGGAGCTTTTCGTCGCGGTTCGTTAGGCGCCCTGGTAGATCTGCCACGCCGCGTGGGAACCCGTTGTAACCCGTCGCCAGGATGCGCCGATCCCGCACACAGACAGCACCTACTTGCGTAGAGGGGTCCTTACTCCAGCTTGAGATGTGTTTTGCGAGATCTAAAAAGCGGTGATCCCAGACCATGTTCATCGAAAAACTTATACTATAGTGACACAAAGAAACCTGCAAGGATTTCTAGAAAGTTAAATGTACAGAAATAGGCAAAGGGCTTTCCGCTTGTGGGCTAAAGCACTCGGAGAGAAGGCTTCTCCCCACGACAAGGAGGCTGACAAAGTGGCTTACATTCGAACTTTAATCTTGGCTAGCTACTTAGTCACAAACTTGTTTATCGTCGCTGGCGTGATTCGTCACTGGTGCGACGTGGGCGTACGTAGCTGCTTCTAGAAGTCGATTCCTAAAACTCGTTCCATCCAAAATCTTATGAGGCTGGCCATTGCGGTTAAAAGAGATGGCATCCTCCTCAAGCTGTTCCGCTAGATAGAGGAGAACCGAAGACATCTTATGATACGCGGTGCCCTTGGTTGTGCCGTAGTGTAGAACACACCTTTGCAGAAGTTCACTTGCCACGGTGGTTTTCCTCGTAGTCTTGTGCGACGACGACAAGCAACCCGATTAAGGGCGAGCTTAAGATTATAAATAATACAAAATAGCCTAAGGGATCTTCCGAAATCGGGATCGCACCTAACAAGGGCATAAGGGGCAACCCCAATAGCTCTTACTTCACTTTAGAAAAGAGGTTGCATTCTGAGGCAAAGTATCCTCCTGCGTCAGGAAAACTAAAGGAACAAATACCATCATCCATATGCTCACATTGTTCACAAGTGTCACCAGTTACTGGGGTTGAATTAACCTCTAATAAACTTCTAATTTTCCCCAAATTTGACTTTAGTTTTTGAGATTCTTTAAAAAACTCCTCGCTAACTTCGTAAGTAGTCAGCCTGTGTCCACAGGTTGTGCACTCTTTACGTCGTCGTTGACCTAACGACTCTTTTCTCGATTCAATTGTTTCACAAGTTTTTGTTTTGCATTTAGGGCACTCGCTCAAATATCTAGGATTTTTGTGAAACATTGGTTAAGTTTGAGGTCTGTCTTAAAGAAAGAAGGTCGTGTTCAGGTGAGTCTGCTACCCAACGGGCAAATTCCAACCCTTTAGCCCACTGGCTAAAAACCTGCGATCCGTACTGCTTTGTGTCTTTACGTTGAAAAGATACAAAAAGATACGGTTTAATACGTTGATCATTATTTTTTGTCACTTTCTGACACTTTCTCCTCAGTAGGCCAATAATAATCGCACTTTGGACCCGTCTCTAGGGGCCACATATAACTTTGCCATCGAGATTCAGCCGCTGTAAAGCGGTAACAGGACTCATGTAGAGAACAGTCGGCGTAGTTAGCGCATTTTGAAATGTCCGCCATTAATTAGTCTGATGTTGATGTGGGATACCAGCGCTCAAGGACAGCGCGGGCAAAAGGAATAATACCAGGGTGGATCCGCATCCACGGTGAAACGTGGAAATACTCTGAGGCAAATTGACGCAACTCATCATCAGAGGGATGACTAGGTGCTTTTATGGGATTCACTACTTGGCTTCAAGCTCGTCAGCAAAAGCGTAGAGCGTGTGAGCTGAAGTGGGGTGATCAAGTTGATCTGCCGCAGCTCGCAAAGCAGCGGGAAGAGCCCCGTGCATCAGGGTGTTGGCTATGTGATCGCCGTGCAAGGGGTACTTGCTAAAAGCGGTCAGTACCGCCTGTGCAGAGGGTGAGAGTTCAGACATCGAGTTTTTCCAAGGTACGACAATTCTCTAACGCCTCCAAGCGGGCTCGGAGCTCCCCCAATTCATTGCACAACCGCTCGACCCCGATGTTGCGCTGACCTTGATCAGTAAAAAGACGATCTGCCATTTCCTTACCGGCTTGCGTGTAATCAGTCATTGATGATTAGTGAAGGTGACTACTGGGCTTCAAGCTCGTCGGCGATGGCGAGGAGTTGGTAGCGAGTGAGCTGTGTCTGGTGTTGCATCCCCCAGACCATTGCCTCCCTTCGACTTTCAAGATCTTCCTGGGGTGCGACATCGGCAAGTGGCACCACTTGATCCGCAGCAGCTCGCAGGGCGGCGGCAATGTGCAACTGCACGATTCGAGACCCAGCACAGTTGCTGGCAGTAATCACCGCCTGTGCGGCGGGTGAAAGTTCAGACATGGAAGTTAAGGCGGGTCGTGAGGGGCAAGTATTAGCTGATTCCTGTTTTCAGGTAATACATGCTGATACCTGCCGTGTGCTACAGTGCTGGGGCTGATCAGAAAGCAGCAAAGCGACTGGAGTGAGATCCAGTTGCAAAAGCGGCGGGGGTGACATCCTGCCGCTTTTTAATGCTTTTAACAGTGAGAAGGAAATACGACAATGCTGTCGGGAAGTTGCTCCAGTGCGCGGCGGATGGTGTCCCAGTCCTTGGGTGACGGCCGCCAGCCGTCTTCGTGCTGCTCAACGAGCGCTAGCGCCTGCTCCTTCAAGCTCGGCGGTTGGGGGCGGCGGTCTGCGCGGAGTTCGTCGTGCGCCCAATAGGTCTGCTTGCTTTTGACCCACTCACAGCACGCCTCCAGCTCCTGGTCTGCGCCCCATTGGGCGGCGCGGGTAGCAAGGTCTACATGAAAATTGGACTGGGAAATTTTGCCACCAAAGTAAGTGTCAACCCACTGCTGCACCAGCTCAGTCGGCGGTGGGGTGATGGGGTGTTGTTGTGTCATGGGTGATTAGTGGTAATGACTACGAAAGCGGGTAAAGCTGATTGATCGCATCACGAATGAGAAGAGCGTCTTCCTTGCTAAGGCTTAGCTTTATCTCACCCACTTGATCATTGTCGTCGTGATACTTGATGGTGAGGCCAGAGCCGGGCTCCACGTCGCACTCGACATGGCAGTCTTCAACTGTCCACCACCACTCGGGTTCAGATTGACAGCGTTTAATGGTTGTTACTGGCATGGTTGATTAGCGAAGGTGACTACTGGGCTTCAAGCTCAGCGGCGATGGCGAGAATGTTTTTCTCAGTGATACCAAAATACTTAAGTTCTTGTACAACAGCTCGCAGGGCGGCGGCAAGATTGCTAGCATCCATATCATCTGGATACATACCAAGTGGCCAGAATGCGTCGAATATTGTTTGAGTAGCAGTAGAACAATTCACAAGTTGTTGTCGTGTCATGGGTGATTAGTGGAAGCGACTAGTGGTCTGTGTCACGCAGCTCGGCGGCGATGGCGAGGATTTCGACGCGCACAAACCGAAGCAGTTGGAGTTCTTTTTCTGACAATTTGTCTCTGTCCCAGTCGTTGGGCTTCGGAATCACCTGATCCGCCAACGCCTCAAGGGCGGCGGCAAGGTTATTGATGGTGAGATGCGATGAGCGGTTGGCATCGAGTACCGCCTGCGCTGCTGGGGATAGGTCAGTCATGGAAGTCTGTTTCTCTTCTTCTAATGGAACGGTATTATCCACCGGCGTCCACTGGTTGCCCTGCTTACGGAAAAACACAGGGGAAGGCTTGTCAAAATCCTGCGGCTTGCTGAAATACTCAACAGCAGGCTTGTTGTAATCTTGGGTCATCGTCGATCCTCCAATCGGCGGCTTGGGGCGGCGGGCAGTCCAGATGTCTTCGGCTAATTCAACACGGTCGCTGGTTTCGTCGATGTAAAAGAGTCCCGCTCCGTCAATGATCTCCATGCGACATGCCTCCAGCTCTTGATCTGCGCCCCATTGGGCGGCGCGGGCGGCGATGTATTCGGGGAGTGGAGTTGGGTCGTTCAGCCGTACCCGGTCCTTAGCCCAGTCGTAGACCAGCTCCGGCGGTGGGGTGATGGGGTGGTCAGTCATCGAGCTGCTCCAGTGCGCGGCGGATGGTGTCGGTTATCTCAGGCAGGTAGTGGGCATCACGCTCAATGGTGCTCAGCATCTGCATAGCAAGCTGGTTCAAGCTCGGCGGTTGGGGGCGGCGGTCTGCGCGGAGTTCGTCGTGCGCCCAATAGGTCTGCTTGCTTTTGACCCACTCACAGCACGCCTCCAGCTCCTGGTCTGCGCCCCATTGGGCGGCGCGGGCGGCGATGTATTCGGGGAGTGGAGTTGGGTCGTTCAGCCGTACCCGGTCCTTAGCCCAGTCGTAGACCAGCTCTGGCGGTGGGGTGATGGGGTGTTGTTGTGTCATGGGTGATTAGTGGTAATGGTTACTCAGCTTTTGGTTCGTGAGGCTGCGGGACTACGGCGTGCATAGCGTTGAGCAGCTCCCTTTCGTGCTGCTCGTAACCCCATTGAGCGGCACACCTAGCGAGGTGCATCTCCTCAAGGCTCACTTCACCAAGATCGCCACCGTAATACTCCAACAGCCACTGGCGCACCAGCTCCGGCGGAATTATGGCGGGGTGCTGCTGTGTCATTACACTCTCCGCGAATCGTTAGGTAGTAACTCTAGCGCCTGACGAATAGTCTCAATTTCTTTAAAGTTCCATCGAGCTTCTTTATCCCCCACGGCGATGGTGTACAACGCGTCAAAAGCTTTCTCCTTAATACTCTCCTCAACTGGCCTACGCCTCTCCTTTAACTGACGAACCAGCATCTGGCGTTGAAACTGAGTCCCACATACTTTCGCTGTTAGAGCAAAGTCGCAACACGCTGTCAGTTCTTGATCAGCGCCCCATTTAGCCGCGAGATTTGCGATGTGCTGCTCGTAGTCCCAGTGATCATTTGATTCCTCAAACCAAGCTTGGCTGGAGTTTCCCCACTGCTGAACGAGCTCAAGTGGGGGCTCAAGGGGTTTCTGTCTCATGAGAAGTTAAATTAATATACATCATTAGGGGCAGGCCAGTGAGGGTCGTACCCGTAATGCTCTAGAAGTATATCAAACAAACAGGAGAGCGGCAAGGGCACGGTCTCATCCGTGATCTCCCCCGAGTCAAACAGAGCCTTAAGCTCGTCCTCAGTGCATATAAGGATTACATGACTGTCAGAGCTCATACAGGATTAAACTCTTCAATCAGTCTATCGAGATCCGCCAAAAAGCAAATCCGAGCCTTCGCATGTGTGGATACCGACTCAGTGTCGTCCCACTTAACGGTCACGTAGGGAACGACAGCTCCGTTGCGATTTTTCTGGTTCGTTAGGCCAATAACAGTACCCACGCGTTGCGTAAGTACACGCTCGACTTTTTCGCGACCCTCAGGCGTTTTGTAAAAAAGGGTGCGTTGTTTGGGGCGCTCAGCTACACGATCCCCTACAACGAAAGGTTTTGCTTTTGGTTTTGTCAT